CTTCACTAGCATTTACATCAATAGCAGTATCAGAACTAGGAATAGAAGAATCTTTTGTTAATCCCATTATTTCTTCTAAAACCTTAACATTATCAGCACTTGTTGCAATGTTTGAAACAGATTGATATGCAGTTTCAGAAAGATTTTTCTTTGCCCATAAATCAACAGCTTCTATTCTAGCTTTACCATTATCGCCTAATTCAGCTATTTGATCTTCTTGACTAGGTATGTCAGCTACAGCATTATCTACAAATGCTTTAATTCCATCATTAAAATCATCTTGTGATAAACCTTTTGATTTAGAAAATTCTTGCCACCATTGAACCATAGGTACATCAGGACTTAAATTAACATCTACATTTTCAGGAAGTTCAGGAGTAGGAAGTTCATATGATTCAGGTACTTTACCTAATCTTTCCTTTTCATAATCTTCACGAATAGATTTTGTTAATTCTTCTGTTCGTTGTCCTAGTTTAGATTCTAATGCTTTATAAGAAGAACCTAATGCTTCAATATTAACTTCTCCTCTATCAGTATCCCAAAATTTTTCTGATATATATTCTGGTCTACTTGCTTGTTCTTGTTGTTGTTCTTGTGGTTGCCCATTATCTTCAGCCATTGTTTTCTTTTCCTTTGTTTATTCTGTTTTGTATTATTGCATATAAAAATCTTGAACCTTCCATATGAAATAATTGATTGGTTTCTACATTTGGACCACTTACTGAATCTACAGTAATTGATTTTAAATGTGTTAAAACTTCCTTACCAGCATCAGTAGAAAAAACAGAAGCATATAATTTATTAATTCTATTTTCTTCAACCGAAATTTCTTTTGGTTTTTTTTTATCCTTGAGGCTGTTCCAACTCATTTGTACCCATACTACCTTGTTGAGCCATGTTTTGCAACTGATTTGCTAATTCTTGTTGTTCAGCTGCATCTCTAATTAATTTTTCAGGTAAGTTCATTTTTTCAGCTAAATACTTAGCTACTTCATCTTGTTTAACTATCATGTTCAACATTTGTGGACCAAATGTCATAGCAATAATTTCATTAAATCTACTTACATCTGCTACATCTTGTTGATGTTGTGCTTTAGCTAATGGAGAACGAGGTACTACTTTTACTTCTTTTCCATCTACACTAGGAATATCTATTCTACCTTGTTTAGATAATATTCTAATTACTCTACGAAGTAATGGAGTTACAAACTCAGACTGCAATCTACCAAATGAAGAACCTATTTGTCTTGATAGGTCTGCCATTCTTTCTGCAACTTCTGTAGCTGACATTGGTGTACCTTCTGGTCTACCTAAAGTTTCCATGTATAAAGCTTTTTTAATATTTGTTCTCATGTCAGATAATATTAATTGAGCTACATTAAAATCTCCAGCTCCATTTAAAGGAACTAAACCTCTACTGCCAGGCGATACTGGAATTAGACTACCGGGAACAAGTTGAATATTATCAGGATTAATTACACCATCATCTTCAAAAGTATAAATACCACTAATTGACATCTGTGCATTTTGTAAAATCATTTCTACAGTTAAGTTAGTAGTTTTAATTGCAGCCATTGCATTAAAGATTGGTCCTCTACCATAAACTTCGCCACTTGCTTTGTTCCATCTAAATACTAAATATGGATTAGAAGCATTACCTTTTAATTCTTTTTCTTCTATCATTATTTTTTCTTTAGGAAGTACAACACAGTATTTATATTTTTCTACATTAGGTTCATCATACAAACGCATAACACCTTCAACAACAGTACATTTTGTTTTTGTATGTCTAACCTTATTCATTATTTCAAAAGGTATATTTCCTTTAGGATAGATTGATTGTAAATCTTCATAATCAATATATCGTGTTCTATAAATTTGATCTATTCTATTATCTGGTCCTGAGTTTAAAGTTATGCGTGGTAAAGGTATTGCATTAAATTTAATTGGATTAATTGCATCTCCTTCTTCTACTAATAAACATCCAGTACCTACAGCTAAATCCATAAAACATTCATGTACTTCTGTATTAAAATTACTATTTTGTAATATCTCAAATACATAGCTAGTTATTGCATCTAACTGTTCATTTATTTGTGGTTTTAAATCATCTGGTATTTCAGTTCCAGCTTCAAAATCTGCCCATCTTGCAAAAGTAGGTGTCATACCAGCTTGTAATCTACTAGCAAATTCTTGTATTCCTACTACTGCTGTTTCATCAAATATTTTATCAGTTCTTCTTTCGCCTGGTGTTTCTTCATAAAAAGATTCTCTTTGAGGTAAACAATATTCATATGCTTCTTCAAATTTATCTTTCCAATAATCTTTTATTCCTTCTGCTTTTTTAAATCTTTTCAAAAAAGTAGCTACACTATTTGCAGTATCTCCAACATTAGGAGTTATATCAGGCATTTCATAAGACATTATGCCATACTTCCTTTTATAGTTTGATTAGTAGTTTTAAATAATGATCTAGCATCAGCTATATTATCTGATGCATTATTAGCTTTTTTCTTTTTAAATTTAGTTGCAGTAGAAATTTCTTTTTCTTCTGTATTTGGGTCTACTACTTGATCTTGATTAGATACAACATCATCAGTTGTTTGATTAATTTTTTGAGATGATTGTATTCCTGAACTAGACATAGTTGAATAAAATTTTTTTAAATAATTATCATAAGTATTGCCAGGTCTATTAGTATATGCAAAAGCAGTACCAGCTAAAGGAGCTCCCATTAAAGTCATTCCACCTAAAAAAAGACTTTGTGTTCTTTTTTGTGATTCAAACATTGGTTCTGATATTTGTATAGAAGTCATAATACCAGTAGGGTCCCCTGAACCCATAGCTGAATTTGATTGTCCATATTTTAACCCTAAACTACTTTTATTACCTATTACTGATCGACTTATACTTGGGTCGCCTTTAGCATATAATTTTTCTCCTTCTGCTTTACTTATTCTAACAAAATTACCTCCAACTTTTTTAAAATAATTTCCTACTTTAACTTTTTTTTGTGATACTAAATAATCATCAGTAGCTTTAGAAGCTTCAGAACCATAAAAATCTTGATCTTTTCCTTTTAAATTATTTGCTTTATTACCTTGACCAATACCTAATACTTTTTTAACTTGTTGTGTTCCCTGATTTGATTGATTATTAGACCTATCTCCAGCACCAGCTCTTGAGTTAGTTCCTTTATTTGAACCCATTAATTCATTTCTCCTTCAGAATAAAAACCAGCACCACCAGCTTTAGTAAATAAAGAACGACTACCAACAAGTCCTCTTTCCCTTCTTCTCTTTTGTCTTTTTTCTTCTGCTTTTTTCTTAGCTAATTCTTTTTCTTCAGCTTCTCTTTTCTCTTTCATCTGTTTTTCTAATTCAGGATCAGGAGGAGGTGGCTTTGGAGCTCTAAATATTCCCATAATTATAACTCTATTTCATAGAATTTTTGTTTTTTCAACGCACAAAAGAGTTGATATGGTGTAAATATCCAAAAATATGTCATACCTAACAATCTCTGTACATAACTAACACATGAATGTTCTTTAATCCAAGAACTAAATAATCTTGGTAATCCTAATTTTACATCTTCTCTCATAGTTCCTTTGAGAACTTTTCCTTTAACTTTTTTAATAAATCTAAAAATAGCATCAACATCTTTACCTTCTAATATTTCCACATTATACTTACCATAAATAAACTCTTGCATAACCCATATATCTTTTTCAACACAGTAGCCAATAGCTCCACAATGTTTGTATCCTTTTTTAAAAAAACGAATAGACTTATTGTGTCCACTTGCTTCATAAAAATATACTAACCACTCTTTCTGAGGAAATCCCATGTACTTTTCTTTGGTTTAGTTTTAAATATATCCCATTTTTGTTTAGCTATATGGGTATGTCCAGTTTTATTACCAGCTATTAATTTTCTTCCTTCTCCAGCTCCCATCATTAAATATTGTAATGCATCGTGAACATGAGAGTATCTATTCTTATTTGGTTTATCATCATATCTATCTCCTGAAGTTTGTATTCTTCTATAATGATAACCACCATTAAATCCTTTTTTTAAATTTTGGCAGCTCTTATCAATAAGAAAAGCTGGTTCGCCATCTACTAATCTATTAATAGTTGTTTCTACAGATTCTATTCTAAGAGATACATCATTACTAGGAGCTGGTTTAGCAATTATATTATGTTGTCGCATTACCATAAATGCAGTTCTTTCATCAGTCTGCGCTCTAAAATCTCCAGCTGGGTCGCCCCATATTTCTATATCTAAATTACCAAATCTTTTATTTATTTCTACTCTTAATAAATCAGAAAATCTAGATATACCCATATCAAAACAAACAAGTTCTCCTACTATATTCCATTTACCACTAGGAAGTCTTTGACCAAACACAGCAGCTGGTGTCAATCCAAAATCAATTCCTATTGTAACTGGAGCATTAGCTATTGGTATTGTTTCTTTTGCTACATGAACTTCTTCTTTAAAACTAGGATAAACTAATTTACCATCTTCTAATGTTCCATATTTGTTCATTACATAAACATCTATCCAACTTTTAGTTTTACCTTTAACTATATTCTCATAATACTTAGGAGTTAAATTATTACTGTTTTCAGATAGTTTATTAGGTTCATATCCATGTAAAACTTTTTCTTTTATTATTTCTGTCATACCACCTGGCTGATTATAAAATGACCAGTTTTCAGGTTTAACTAACATAATAGCTTCTTCTCTTGATAAATGTTCTGGTACTGGTACATCTCCAGCCATAATTGCCCACCAATGATCTTCTTCTGGTGCGTTAGTATCAGCAATTACTCCATACCAAGTAGCACCACCATCACGCATAGAAGGGTATCTACCTACCCTCATAGTACATGCATCTATTATTGATTTAGGCAGCTCTCTTGCTTCATTAACCCATACACCAGTTAGTTCTAGCGATAGAAGTTTTTTAACATCCTCAGGGCGATCTAAAGCAAGAAATATAACTTCCATTTCTACTTCGCCTTTGTATATTCTATGTGTGTAAGGTACTGACCAAGCAAATGAACCAAAGTCAGCTTCATTAAACCAATCAAGCCATGTTTTAATTGTTGTTGTTTTTAACTGAGGATTAGTATTACGAATGACTGCCCATCTAGTTTTTCTTTTACCATCCTTACCTTTTTCTTGAGCTAAAGCTCGTCTAAATATTTCTACACAACAAGCAACTGATTTACCTGAACCAACTGGTCCTCGTAGTCCACGAAAGAAGTCATTAGACTTCATAAAATCTTTTAGTACTTGACCATCTGGTTTATAAGAAAAATCAGTCAATGTCGCCCAACTGAATATATTTAGCTATCATATCTTCAGCGACTTTAGGACCAAGAGCTTCTATTAATTTATCTGCTTCTTTATCAGTAACCATATGAGTTGGATAATGTTTAAAGTGTACTGCTTTAACTACTTTCCTCAATCTTCTTCTGTCTTGTAGGCTTATGTCGAAATGTCTGTTTTGGGAATTTGGCTTTAATGTGTCCAGTTTGCCACCCACTGTTCCGTATTTTTCTTTTAATTTCTTTAGGTCTAGCTCTTGTTGTGTGAGCTTCTTCTCCTTCGGTTTGTTCTGGTCTAATGTCATGTAAATATTGTTTGTATAACTCCCAATCCATGACTACCATAGGGGAAGTTCTATCTCTTTTCAATATTAAAATATCAGAGTTACCTTTCCATCTTTCTAATTGGGTAAATCCTTCGCCATTTTTACGAGCTTTAACTTCTATGTTTGTTCCCTCATGCAAATCTTTTACAATTACATCATGAGGAAAACCAACAATAGCTCCTGACATTGGCTGTCTGTAAGCATCATAACCCTCTTTCTTATAGAGAGCTACTATTTCATTTTCTATTCTAGTTCCTTTTACCTTTGCTTTGCTTGACAACTTTTCCTCCAGTTTTTTTTGCTTCAGCTTTTGCTTTCTTCATACCAGCTTTTGTATAGCTGTATGTTTTTTTTCCTACTTTAGGCATTTGCAACTCCTTTCAGTTGATCTTTCATGTTAAAATTTTCTGCTCTTAATTCTACTCTATCTCCATAAGCTTTTTCTAACTTAGTGATTAGAACCTTATTAATATCTTTAACATCTTTTATTTCGTCTTTTAATAATTGCACATCTTGCATAAGAGCATCTATAGTCATTTTCATTCCTTTTTGTTTATAGTAATTTGGGTGAACTTTAAACTATAAAAGAATTAAAAATTTTTTTCAATGCACAGATTAACAATCCCATGCTCTAAGTGATTTAGATAATCTATCTTGACCAGTATTGTTACTAGGTTTTTGTCTTTTTCTCATGCCTTTCATTCTAGCACAAAAAGACTTTCTTCTTTTACTTCCTTTTTTTTTTGTAGGAGCTTTTAAGTTACCACCAGTTTCACGATTGTAACTAGCTCTACCTTTGGCATTTAATCCACCTTTAGGGTTTTTGCCTTCTTTCTTTTGCCATGCTGGAGTTGCCATTAGAAACTCCTATATTTCTTAACTTTGGCTGCTATACCTTTAGGTTGTTTAGACACTTGTTTACCTTTTTTCTTTGTTTTTCTTTTAGCAGCTGTTGTTCTTGCATACTCACTATTAGTTAAAGCTTTAATAGCAGCACTTGGTAAATAT